TTTTCACGTTTGTCTAATTCGCGGTCTATGCGATTTTCAGCCATTTGCTTTCCTCATGTCTATTGCAACCTGTTTGGCGTATTGTTCGGGTGTCAAACCTAACTTCCGGGCGATTTGGACCTGAGTGCGTGTCAACGTCACTTTCTTGGGTGCTGTACTCCGCGTTGCGGGGGCGACCACTTGTGTCCTGCGCTTCGGTTTTTCAGTATCCTCGAAGTTATCGGGGAATACTTGACGCATACGAGTGTCAATCGACTCGTAGTATTCATCACTTTGCGGGCTTACGCCCTGTTTTACAAGTTTATTATGCAACCCCAGCGCTAAACTTGTCATCTCATCATCGTCACCGAACCACGAATTGGTCTTTTGCCAATCTGCAGCTCGCGCATCGACTTGTACTGCCGGGGCGATCTGTTCTACCTGCTGTGGTACAGGAGTTTCTTCTTCCTGTAAAGCGGGTATTTTGAAGTTTGCTAGTCTTTCGGACTTTAACTTAGCATTGGTTAAGCTATCTTGTGCTTCCAACACTGCGTCTGAGTCTCCAGATTCGTACGCTTCCTTATAAGCACGCTTTGCGTTTTCAGATTCAATCGAAGCGTTCTTCTTCGCTTGTTCCAATAGAGCAGTTTGGTTCTTGGTGACGTTGCCCTTTAGCTTCTTATTTTCTTCCATAAGTTGCTGAGTAACGCGCTCAAGCTCCTGACTCTGGCGGTGAGCTTCTTCTTTAGCCCTACGCTCGTCATGGTATCCCTTACTAAAATGCTGGATACGTTTACGAACTTTGTCAGAGTAATCCTCAAGTTCATCGTCAGTAACGTCCTCTGGAGGTTCAGACGCTTTGCGATTGCGATCAGCTTTTGGCGTATCATCGACAACCTCAACCTCAAAGTCGTCATCAGAAGTATCCTTCTCACGCGCAACTTTAACTTCTGGTTCTGCAGTTTCTGCAAAATCTTCTTTAGTTTTCTTCCCTGAAACATCTATTTCCACCGCGCTAGTATCTTCTATGTCAAGTGTTTTATCTTCTGGTTCGGGAAACTCAAATTCTACTTTTTGAAATGCCATATCTATGCCCTCTGAATGCCTGATGGATCAGCTACAACGGCCTCAATAGAGTCGTCGTTCATAAGCCGATATTCAACACCGCCAATGGTGAAGCGAGTTCCTGAGTTCATACGGAACATCACAAAGTCACCTTCTTTACACCATGCTCCTGTGGGAAAGCGTTCTGTGTCAGAATACGCTTGGTCTCCCATGTCCACAACAAGTCCTATGATAGACATGATATGGTCTTGAGTTTTGGCAGCTTCTGTCTTTAAGACTGACGTCCCTGAAACAGTTTCTTCGGGCTGTGGTAAGGCTATCAACACGCGGTAGCCCACGGGTCTAGGTAGCTGTAGTTCTAAGTCGGCATCGCTAATTTTAACTGCTTGTTCAGTCATCATCGTTTTCCATATAGTTCTTCGCAAGGTCTTCCACGTAGTTAATGCCAGCTTCGAGACCCCGAATTAAGCCGACAACTTCCTTGTATTGAGAGAAGTCTTTTGCTCCTCCTGTTCCAAGAAATTCCTGTGCGGAGGATTTATCATCCCCGAGTTTAGTTTTAAGCACGTCAAAGACGGTTTTAGCCATGTTTACTGATTACCCCCCGAGTTACGGTCAGGCTTTGCCCGGTCCGCTTCTAAATCAAGTTTGGCGTTAGACGTACGTCTGTCTGAAGCCATCTTAACTCCATCTTTCTGTGCGTTTAACATAACTTCTTTCTCGTCTAGTTTCAGGCGTTCAGCGGCAACATTGCCGTCCAACATAATCTTCTGCTCTTTTAGTTGTACCTCAAACTTTTTAATCTTCTGATCCGCCTGATCGTTAGCGGCCTTGCGTTGCTCTTCAGCTTGCTTAATCTGCAGTTCAGCCTGTTTCATCTGAATGATTGGGTCTTTTTGCTGCTCTTGAGCTTTCTTCTGCGCTGCCTGCTGTTGGTTAGCCTGCGTAAGTTGCTTGCCCGCATCTGCAACCAGACGTGACAGTTGTACTTCCATGTCCTCAGTTAGCTGCTCATTCGGAGCGGGTAGTGGTACGCCTAGCTTCTCTTCTATCTTCTGACGATAAGAGAACCCGAGGTGTTCGGCGATATGCGCCTGTAGCGAAGCCATAATCTGTTTGGCCTGTGGGTTTTGCCCGATCATCTGTGCTACCATCGGGTCTTGCATGAACGAGGTATGCGTAGCTATGTGAGCATCGTGATCCTGATAGATGAACGCTTTCATCGGTTTGCCAACTAGGGCATCCATGTTCTCGCTTATCGGATCGGCTGGTTTTGCGTCGTCCTTAGTCGGGACGAGTTTGTCGGCGTTCTTCACGCCCAATACTTCTATCATCTGACGGTGCAACTGAGGCAGGTCGTATATCTGTGGAGCCTGCGCTGACATCTGCAACACTGTTTGGTACTGTACGACCCGCTGGGCCATAGTCGAGTTGTTAGGATCACTGACGGGTATCACGTCCACCATCAGGTAGTCAGCCCGCTTGGCACTCACTTCACCTCTGGACGGGATGTACGCGTACTCTGCGGGGGCATACTCAGCCATGATAGCTTTGAGCAGTTTAAACTCTTGCTTCATCGCATAGTGTACGCGTGCTTGCACCGCAGCCATAGGTTTGAGTGTGCGCTCTAGGAGAGCCAGTGTGGTGCCCACAGGGGCGTTGGCTGACATGTCTGATATATCCATGTCACTAATAGCACCTAGCCTACGGCCTTCAGTCGTAATTTGATTCAAAAGGGCGAGAAGGGTCTGACTAGGTTCTTTGTAGGGGAGAGGCATAATGTTGTCACGGATAGACCCTGACGGAACATCTACATCTTTAAATTCACCGGGGTTGATAGGAGAGTCGTCCCCCTTGATACGCAGTCCACGCGACTTCAATCCGCCGGGGAGGTTCGACAGTGTGCCTGCGTCAACCAGTTGCCGTATCAAGGAAGTTCCAGCGCGGGCGTATCCACCAATGATGTGGATCAATCCAAGGCCATAGAAGCCAAATCCCGGCACGTAATTATAGTGGACGAAGTGCTGTCGCTTGAGTGTGAGTGGGTCACCCTCCTCGTAGTTTCTACGGATAGACAGCACCTCGCCACTTCCACGCTCAATGGTGACAACGTATGGGCGAGCAATCTCATCGTCGTCATCAACACCTTCGATAAGAAGGTCAGCATGTATCTCATAAACAGCATAGCGGTCATCGTCGGTAAGCGAGTAGCCCCCGTCTTCCGCTTTCTTCTCTTCAATGTCTGTGTGGTAGGGTTCTGGATCACCGAGGTCTACATCGCGGTAGAACCCCCCAGCTTGTAGCTTCTTCAACTCGTTCTTTGTCTTACGCATTACGTGCGTTACACGCTCTGCAGCTTCAATGTTCGACGCACCGTAGGGTACGATCACATCCTCTGCGGAAATATAGACAGCGACCTGACGTCCTAGATTAGGATCATAGTAGACCTTTTTAAACGCAGAACCTGCCAAGCCAAGGCTATAGAGCATACGCTCGTGTTCTGGGCGGTACTCAACCATGTTCTCGGTGAGTTCGTAGTTCATGTCAGCTTTGACACGTTCAGCGGCTTCTGTCTTTTCTTTAGTCTCTTGTCCAAGCACCCTAGTCTTTACAGGGCCAGCGGCAGGCATAGTCTCACTCATAGTCTCTGCTTGGAACCTAATAGCGGCCTCGGCTAGGACTGTAGAGTTAACACCACATGCACCCTCCCACGGGTCTGAACGCTCTTCGTACTTAAAACCAAGCACGTCTAAGCCTTTGACGAACGTGTCTGCCCAGTCTTTGCGTCCTTCTATGTCCGTTGTTATCTGACCAACAAGATCACTGGACAGGGTTTCGAGGGCATCTTCTTCTAGTAACTCGGCTAGGTTTGCGCCAAACTCAGAGAAGTCCATCTCGTCACCGGGGATTATAGTGACCTCCATGCTACCGTCAGATAGAGTGACAGACTCAGGATCAACGATCTCAATCTCCATTTCGGGGACTTCCATCTCCTCTATGCCCTCAAGATCACCTTCTAAGTCTTTTAACCCTTCTGGGGCAGCGTATACGCCTTTTTCAATAGCCATGTGTCACCTTTAATAATACCCGCCTCGGCGCTGTTTAAAATACTGCTGTTCTTCTGGTTCGTCGCTAGGCAACCGTATAAAGCCGCCCTGTCTAAAACGCATCAAAGCCATCACCGTCGAGTCTACAAGGTCGTCATTACTCATAAACGGGAATCCTGCAATCTCTTCAACCACTTCTTCTGCCCATCTTGTCTGCGGAACCCAGCAAAGCCCCGATGCCACAATGTCTGCAACAGAGTTAAGTCTGGCTAACTTATCACCCGACCCTCTATGTGGTGTGTACTCAGACACTGGTAGACCCATACGTCGCATCTCTTGATACAAGGCTACACCAGAGCTTTTCTTCTCCACAATGAACGAGTCTGGTTCCCAGTCGTTGTACTCTTCCATCGCAAGTTGTTTAAGTTCTGGGACCTCCATACGCTGTTTTATGCTATTTAACAATATAATATTGTAAGCGCTGGTCTCTTCGTTCAAGAATACCCCCCATGTGGTAAGCGCTGTAAAGTCTGCACGGTTGTGTTTCTCGGCTGCGGCGTCAAGCGACATGATAATATATTCACAGGATGGGGGCGAATCTTTAATCCACTCGTTCCACCACTCACGTTTAACAATAGCGGCTTCTTCTGTGGTAGGCTGCTGCTGATACTGCGAGTTCCACTGGAACACAGGCATAGAGGCTTTGGTACGTAGTAGGGCTTCTAAGTCAAAGAACTCAGGCCATAACGGCTTCTGAGTTGTCTTTTTGGTTTTCTTGTTAACGACGTCTAGGATGGCGGGGAACTCAACGACTTCATACTGATCCGCACGTTCGTTCTTACCCATGTCACGTACCACACGCCCAGTAAGATCATCTAGGTGCCAACGTGTTTGTATAATAGCCACACGTCCTCCCGGCATGAGACGTGTCCGAGCGCCGAGGGTAAACCACTCATACGCCTTCTCAAAGACACCGAAGTTCCCGTTGATTACGTCTTGTTCAGAATGTGGATCATCAACAAGCAGTAAATCTGCGCCCCGACCAGCGAGAGCAGAACCAATTCCACAAGCATAATACTCTCCCCCTACGTTGGTATTCCAACGACCCGCTGACTTACTGTCTTGTGCCAGCTTTACGGTAGGGAATATAGACCTGTAATCGTCTAGGGCTATCAAGTTACGCACCTTACGACCAAAGTCTACCGCTAGGTCTGTGGTGTGAGACACCATCATAACCTTCTTGTCCGGGTTTCTACCTAAGAACCATGCTGGAAAGAAGATAGACACAAGCTGTGATTTGCCGTGGCGTGGTGGGATGTTAACACAAATACGGTCTTTCTCACCCCTTTCGATGTCCATAAGTAGGTCAGCAAGGATGCGGTGGTGCTTACCCACGATAAATTCAGGCATCATAAGTTTGCAGAACTCAATCAGATCGTCATACGCTAGTTTGTTTTTGGACCTTGTAGACAGTTCGTCCACCATACGGTCAATCTCAGCCACTTCTTCCTCGCTAAACGAGTCAAGGTTAGTCAACATTGTCTCAATATCGTCTTCGCTAAAGTCAAAACCCTCAGTCATCGTCGTCAAACCCAAACTCTTCGTCAACATCTAGTGTTTTAGCGGTCAGAATGGTGGCATCTTCTACCTCTGGCTCTGGATTTACCAGTTTTGCCAGCTTACTGCGGAGTTTTTCCTTGATATCGTCGGTGGTTTGGTGGGTAATGGTCACTTCAGACTTCTCTGTGAACAGTCCTACGTCTGATATCTTACCCATAAGCTCTATAGCACGCATTCGTACACGTGGATCAGGGTTTTCTGACTCTATGATGAGCTTGTTTGTTACTAGGTTGCGCAGTTGCTTGGCGGATTCCACCACAGAATGGTTAAATTCCTCTATTATAGCCCCTGCCATCCTAACAGATGGGGGTGTTAGCTTCGCTGCGCGTTTGTTTGTGACCTTCCGAGACGTCTTATCGGGGTCCTGCGCGTACGCAGTGGCTAAAACAGCCGCAACCTCTTTGTCATTCTCGTCTGGAGTGGTGTCTAGCCCGTGTTTTTCTAGTTCTTCTACTGTGTTAGACAGTGCAGAGGTCCGTTCGGGTAAAGGAATTTGCTTCACTTCATCCTCTAAGGGTACACCTAGTTCGGGTATCAGATTCAATGTCATATCATTTCGCAGGTTATTAACCGTGTAACGTAATAATAGGGTACAAAAAATTTTTTGGCAAGGGTTTCTAAAAAGGGGTGGGGGTTTTCAAAAAATAACGATTAATTCGTGCAGATTAGTATTATATACGTACATGGGAATCCTATCTGACAGCGCGGGGGGTGCCGGGGGGGTATGCTAGTCTCATTTAAGGGTTAGGGAATTCCCTAACTTACCATTTAGAATTGGTATTAAGTATAATACAATGGGGATTTATCTATATCCTAACACGTTACAGCGTGACATAAGAGGTCATCGGCAATCAAATAAGACCGATTAACTTACGTCTTTGAAAGGACATACTATGCCAACATTACTTAACACGACCGCCATGCCCTCCAATGAAATTCTTGAGGGATTTACTGCTTACAATGTCGCGTTCATTGCTGGGCAAAAGATGGGCATTAAACTGGTAGACATCCTAAGGGCGGATGACATCCCTTATACTCACCTACTGAGCCCGAATGGTGGCAAGAATTCCGAGACCACGTGCCCTAATATAGAATGGTTTAAGGCCATCAAGGACGCGGTGTCACTAGGGTTTCCACCAGAGATACAGAAGTATCTAGCCTCACCAGCGGCATCGCTATCAACGGCAGAAAAAGCTAAAAAGAAAAGGGCAATCAACGACATTGGCGCACGTGTTAGTGACATTGCGGGGTTACTTAAAAAGAACCCTAAGAAAGGCCCAAGAATTTTACTTACTGGCAATGCCAAAGCATCCAACGATATGCAAGCTTTGGTGGATAAGGTTCGTAAATACAACGATATGGATCACGATATAGTCCAGCAAGTTGATTTACTTTTGGCAATGTCACGGACATTTGGTTTAAAGGTAACATAATACATCTAGGGGAGCCGAAAGGTTCCCCTATTTTTTTGTCCAAAAGATACC